ATATACTCGCGGATCATCAAAATATTTAATCTTATCTGAGAGAACAGTTTCCCTATGCACCATAATAAGGCTGCATACAGGGTTATGTTCATAGAATTTACTTGCATTAAAGATAGGAGGACGATGAAGGGTATTTCTCGCACCATGATATTGTGTCTGACCATATAGGAAGTATCGAGAATTCTCTGTAATTTCTCTTAGACGATCAAATTCTTCAACCATTTCAGTAAGACAATTCGGCTCAAGAGTATCATCGTGATCAAGCGCGATGACGTACCGTCCTTTCGCATGAGGCATTAGTCTATTTAACACCTTCGCCTTTGTACCATTATTTTTTCGATATGAAAAGACTTTCGCACTGAATCGTTTTGCCACTTCTACTGTAGAATCTTTTGAAGCATCGTCTCCTACAAGAACTTCTACTCCAATTCCTGCATGATTAAAGGCAGAGATGACTGCTGCCCCAATACTTTCCTCACTATTATAAGCCGTAATAAGAACTGTAACATCGGGGGGCGAAGTCTCAGCTAAACTTATCTCTAAAGTCATATCAGGATCTTTCCATTCTTTAATTAAACTGGTATCTTTTGGCATAAAGTTTCTCCTTTTCAAAATTGTACAAAGCATGATGACATACAGGACAAGTGTCTGAATCTGCTATACGAATAACTTCACAATTTTCACAGAAATAGATATTATACCCTGTATAAATATTACCGTTCGGAGCAAACATTATCATCGTGAAATCTTCATAAAAGCTACCTGTGCAGATATACACGACAACTTTTTGTGTGACAGCAAGTGCTGCCGCTTTCTCAATAGCTTTTGCTTGAAGTACATCAGGTTTAATTTCAAAATAAATATGTTTGGAGATTCTAAAATCGGGAGTATATCTACAAGCCCCTAAGTCAAATTGTTCCGGCTCATACACAAAAGGCATCCCGATATGTATCATGAATTCTGCCCATCGAGATTCAAGTCTGGAACGATACTGCACCCCATTGTGTAATGTGGGAATAGCTTTAATTTGTGTATAAGGATTCGTCCTCATTATTTGAAATTCGTGATAGCTTCAAAAACAGGTAACATGTGATTTTCATAAACATGCAGAGCATCATATTTCATTGCATTTTCACGTACTTCTTCACGAAGAGAAATCTTATTTCTATGCTCGTACATATACTCAAGAGCTTTATAAATTGCAGAAGGACGAGGAACAGCCCACTCAGCACCTTGCTCTGTGAAAATCATATCATCCATACGATCAATAGGAATTTTATATGAAGCGCCAAGCTCTGACTGAGCCGAGAAATCATTTACGACAGTTGGACAACCACACGCATGAGCCTCCACGACAGGGATGCCAAATCCTTCGCCACGAGAAGGAGATACCATACAGTCTGCGGCATTATACATAGTTACAAGATAGTTCCAATTATGAGTTCCCATACTATAATCATAAACATCTGGAAACCTGAGATTCTCTTCTGTAATACCATAAAATCCTGCCATACGAATGAGATCACAACCGTGATGTACAGGAAGAGGCATAGAGTGAACATATAAAAGAGACTTCGGGTACTTATTAATAAAGTGCGCCCATGCCTTAAACGTCGCTTCAAAACCTTTTCTTGAAGGTGTTCCTTTATTCGCCGCATTCATGATAGCAAAAAAGGTGTCATCTTCAATTTTGAATTTATCACGAGCAATCTTCCTATCCCCAGGTTCAAAGATATTCGTAACGATTCCATGAGGAATATAATAAGGATCCACTGCGTAATCACGTAAAGTGCTTTCTCCAAACTTCGACATCGCAACCGGAAAAGGAATCTTTAATGCCATGTCAACGACAGCAGGAGGAGCAGGATCATGATCGACAGGAACCCATGAAACAAGAGGAATTCCTGCAAATGCTTCCGGCTTAAGCACCCATATATCTTGAAGTGTGAAATAGATGTCCGGCTTATATCTGTTAAAATGAGGCTTTATCGTATCATTGCCCCAGGTATCAAGACCCTTTGGAAGAATCGTGATGTCATCGAATTCAATTAAACTTCCCGCAAGGCCGTAATTTGCGGCAACATACACTTTCCAGCCATCATCAGCGAGTAACTTTGTGAAGATATTTGTCTGGTTTCCGTAGCCTGTACCGACCAACGGGGAATTAGATTGCCATACAATTGTCCTAGTCATACACAGAATGCTCCTTTAATTATCTCAACTGTACCCCGGTCGTCTGTCTTTTCGGCATTAAGGCGTAATATACCTTGCTTTTCAAGCCACCACAAAGATACGTAATCAGCGTCTATAGTAAAGTCGTTTAAGGGTATTGTGCCCTCAAAAAATTCACGTAATCCCCCAAACTTTATAAGAAATAGAACATCATCTCCATGCCACCCTTCAGCGATAAAATAATTAGCCTTACCTCCCTGCTTATCGAGCCAGTCCAATAATACCACATCACACTCATCTAATTCTATAGAAATCATGTAGGTATCCTCTAAGAATATAAGTATGTTATAAGTATATACGCAGATAGTACATTTGTCAACTCAATTTGATTTCCTATGCTTTGTGTGATACAATATAAGAAGGAGGTATGTTGTGGATGACAGTAACCAGTTCCATATAGAAGGTAGAGACAATACTAGAAGTACAGATGAGTATAAATTAAGAAGTGCTATCGCGCTGCTAATAAGCAAGCCTCTAAACTTTACCAAAGAATATTGTCGTTATTGTTTCAGTAAAGTTCGTGATGACTTGATTATCGAACATACTGAAAAGTGTGTATGCGTGCAAGGTCAAACATGGCTATTGATCAAGCGTAATACCGTAGGAGTTTACCCAGCACCCTCAGCCGATATGGTCAAGGCTCTCGTAGAGAATTATAGTATTGGGTATGGTTTGGATGAATGGGAATCAGTAAGTAATTGTGCATATTGTGAGGCGTACCCAGAATATGACGGAGGCGAAGGGCATGAGAATAGTTGCCCTATATTAGTAGTTGAAGAATGGTTGAATGACAATGCTGAATGATATTGAACAATTTAATGCAGAGTTTAGAGGATTTTTTTGGGCAGACGGGTACATTTATCTACACATAGACAGACAGTGGAAAGAGAAAAAACAATGTTGGATATGGATAGTCCGGCTGGCTTTCCGTATTCAACAAAGAGATGATAATATCCAAATTCTTGAAAATATCAAAAGTCGTTATGGGGGAGGAATTTATCGTAGTAAGAAATATACTAAATGTGTAAGTGGTAGTGAAGGAAATCCATCAGCCACATGGCAAGTAGGATCAAAGAAAGATGTACGTAAAGTTCTTGAGATATTGGAGGGAGGAGTGATGGGAGCAAAAAAACAACAAGAACTAGGTATTATTCGAGAAGCACTTGATATAGTTGATGGAAGAGGCTCCACCTACAGTAAGGAGGAGTCTTCAAGATTAATAGAGCTTGAAAATAACCTTAAAGCCTCTCGCGTATATAAGGATTAAATAAAAGAAAAGGTGTCCTTTCGGACACCTTTTTTAATTCTAACATCTATACTTAGGATTTACCGGGACGAAGTTCAAATGTTATAGTGACGAGACCACCTGACCAGTCATTGATTTCCTGTGAATCTAACACCACCCACTCCCCATCTTCCAAGTCCGCATCAGCAAGTGTAAAAGCTGCGGGAGTATTTGCTGTAAGAGGATTAGCTGTACCAGCTACATTAAGAGCAATTGTACCCTCATTCGCTGTGCCACCTGTTCCATAATTAAGCAAAGCAAGTTGCGGGGCAGTACCAGCCCCCATCGTTTCGGACGAGATTGCGTAAGCTGTAACAATCTGCATTGTCTCTGTCGCTTTGAACAAGTGCATCTGAATATCATCTGCACCAGGATCAGAGACGATAACTGAGACAATTTTCGTATCATAAAATGCAAAACCCATGATTCAAATCTCCTTAGACCCCAGTCGGCTCTGTAGCATCGGCTGTTAAAGCAATACCGTAGGACGACCGACGAACCTGCTTCCCGTACCATGTGCTCATATTCAATTTCCACGCATCACGGTCAGCATCACGATCCGGCTCCATAGTCAAAGGTAGCCGACTATCAAGAGCCAATGCTTGCTGATTGAACATACCCGACACCGCATCATCTGACGCATCAGTAGCGATGTGGTTATTGAGAAACCAGTTCATGCCAAGCCAACTACCAACATAATAATCTTTTAGTGCTTGATTAGCAATATCACCGAGGAAAGCATTCGTTGCTTCCGGCTGTCCTAGTGATTTCCAAATATCGTACCAGTGGTCCTTTTTGTTACTCTTAAAACTTAGTAGGCCCTGAATTAAGGTATCTGTCAAGTTTCAAGGGGGCGGTCATTTCTGCCACCCTCTGCATTTTCGTTTGTTATATATGCAGAGCAGACTATCGCACCACCCCGAAGGGTGTTCGCTCGCTTAGTCGTTAAGGCTGCACTGGCACAAATGCCATGCTTGCCACGCGATTACCCGCTGCCGGGCTTTTCCCGCTATCAGAGCAAATTTTCCTTACGCTGTTACCAACGTATGCCGCTAATTGCATTAACGGATGTAGTACGGTACGAATAGGATTCTGAACATTGCTTGCATGTAGAACTGTCAGACCTGCCGCAATGCGAGTGATTGTAAGAGCCGATCCTGCCGTGCCCTTATCTGTGTCAAAGGACGAGAATAACCCCACAAGATCAGTATCAATCTTAGTAGCGATAGCCATGCCCATTTCCATCGCAGCAGATGCCTTCGCATCTTCTGGATCGGTCGCAACTCGCTCATCAGTTAACATGACCTGAGTCTTCACTTTGAAGGGCGTAATCGTCATCGCTAACGTTTTCGTCCACTCAAGAGCATTACTGTAAGCATCGCCTTCAGCAACTTCTTCCGCTGTCGCTTGTGGATAAATGCCCATCTTTCTATCTGCCATACCTATAGCACTGTAATTTGTTACAAGTGCAGGCATGAGAGCCGACTGACGTGCTACGAAAATCGTATCTTCGTAGATGTCATTAAATAGCCCGTTCATACTTGCAACGGTTGAAATTCCTACCGCCATATTAAACCTCCATAATTAAGAATTTACGGAGTGATATTTTACCCCTCCGCCTGATGCAAAAACCCCCGCATCTGAGTTTCCGCCACCAAAATATCTTTGTTGACGATCAGCATCAGTAATACCTACAGCTTCATCTCCACTCGGAGCCTTTGGCACTTTCGGAGGAGGAGGAACAGGCGACGCCCCTTGTGTCGTCCGTGCATACTCTGCCATAGCCTTAGCTTGTGTAGAAAGAGTTTCGTAGGTGTCACCGTTCATATTCTGCACCAAATCCATTGGTAGCCCGGTTTCATTAACAACCCGCATCACCACATTTTCACGACTAAGACTGCCCAATGTATCCAGAACAGTAGTGAGCACGTTTGCAATTGCATCCGGGGTTTCAGGTACAGATGTGGGAGGTGTTTCACCGGAAGCCTGTTCCGATTGCGGGATTTGCTCTGCGACTTGCTGAACTAGCCCCGTAAGTGTTTCATTCTGATTTGTAAGTGTCGTGTTTTCTGTACGACGACTTGCATTTTCTTTACGTAATTTCCTAATGACTTCTTGCGCAAATACAGGTAGAGATTCAATTGTATTTTCTTGCGGAGAAGTTGCGGCACTTTGCTGATCCGTAGCAGGAATTTCGGTACTTTGCTGATCTACAGCAGTAGTAGCCTCTTCTGTCGGAGTAGCCTCTTCTATCGGACTGCCAGAATCCTGTTCTTGTAAACTCGTGTCTGTCGAAGTCTGTTCGTCTGTCACGTTATGCTCCTGTAATTGAAATTAATTCTTGCTTTGTGAGTGGAATACCTCGTGTAGCAGCAATCTCTTTTACAAAAGGTTGCAACCAACTCTCAGGTATGATTCGTTTTACTGTAGATATATTCCGTTCATCGTATGAATTCAGATCGAGTATAATGCTATCCGGTGTCGGAGCGCCCATTCTCCATATATCATGAAGTCTAGCGCTTTCGGCTCTTGATAATATTACATGATCAAACGCTGTCGATAGATCTTTGTAACTTGTCACTATCATCAAGTTCAGTCCTTTCAGAGGATGAATCAGCTTGCTCGGACAAAGGTAAGTCATCTATTTCATGAATGCCGTCATCCGACATGTTGAGCAAACCTTCTTTTCGAGCAACCTCCATACGCTCTTGTTCCTTATCGTAGTCTCTATCCAAAGATTCTGTGAGAGTCTGCGGAGATGTGCCTCCGATACTCTGTTCTACTTTCACAGCATTAACATGCTCACTTCGGTTAACAGGTAAAGGGTTTCCCCATAAAAGTTGAGGATTTCCAATTTTAGAATGTCCCATAATTACCATAGAACGTCTAATTAATTCCTGAAGACCTTTACCATACAATTGTCTTATCTGAGAGGTATGGTCTAACATATCACTGAAAAGTACATGAAGTCCGAAATTCGTGATGCCTGCAAGTTTCTCTTGATTTGCAGCAGTATCCACTACATGCGTCTGACTGAAAAAAGCAACCTTCGCCTCTTCGTATAACATAAGAGATGCTGTAAGTTCGGATTGCATCTCAAGATTAAAAACTTGTGCCCCAGTTGTAGGAATTGCCCACACCTGATCGATAGCAGTTTGTTGAAGTTCTTCTTTTGCTGCTCCGAGGATAATAGTTTTCGGATGTGCATGAAAGCGAAGAATACGATTGGTATTACTGAAAAGAAAGTTCGCTACGTCATTTATATGCAGATGTCGCAACAGAGAAGGGCCGTAATGAGTGAAAGGTCTCGGTTGTGCTTTCCAGGACACAATAGGTGCAAAATCATAGCGCCAATGCTCACGAGATTCCTCTATAAGCTGAGATCCTTTATTTGGATTCCAGGCATACGTAATAATTTGCCAGCCAAAATCCGTAGGATTTCCTTCAAAATCTTTTGCTTTTGGATCAATACTTGAAGGCACATAATCTTCAATTGAATAAATTTCCCCATGCACTTGCCCTTTATCATCAGCCCAGGTCATACGATACCATAATAATTCTTCAGGTTTAGTAACATCCCAGAAATCAGTCATGAGTCTTGGATCAAGAAGAACGAAACGAGGATTTTTTGTATTCGAGGCATTAATTCGGACATATACATGTCCTCCGACAAGACCCGCAATACCAAGATCTGTTGTAAAAGTCGGAATATACTCTGCGAATTCCCAGATACGATCTACCGCCTTTTGATTCTTCTTCGTACTATATTTCATACCGGGTATAGTTGGAAACACAAAAGAGGCCAAACGATCTACTGCTTGACTACATAAATTGATAATTACATTATCATCATACGTACCAGGAGTTATTTTTAGAAATTTTCGCTGTAACCCTTCATAATAATGCCAATACAAAGTTATCAAATCGAAGCGAAGTTTTCTCTCTTCGTTCCCTTTTGCAAAAACATCTTTGTCTTCAGGATTATATGTTCCGTTAAAACGTATTCCAGGCATAGATGCCCCTCATGTATAAAAAGGATTCTGAAACACTTGTACAATGTTCGGAGTTAACATCTTATTAATCCCTGAAGCAAAAGCGTCAACCTGATCGTCATGTGATCCATAAGGAAACTTCTCTAGTTCACTCACAAAAGTGAACGTCCAAAAGGAGTTCACAAGAATAACATTTCCAAGTTCCGCTTGCGAGGAAGCTGGAACTGCACGAGTCTCTTTGCTCCCTGAAATCTTCTGAGATTCAAAAACGTAACCTTTAAGCACATTTCGTTCATAATGTTCCGCTACAATTAAACCTGCCGCACCAGGATCACGCTCAAGGATGATCTTTACAGTCACACCATCAGCGACAGCTACAGATCTTATTCGCTCTTCAGTTTCCTTTGCGGAAAGCCGAAATCTACGAACATCAAGAACATATTTCTTATCCCCAATTCTTCCGAGTTTCACGCCTACAGTATAATCAGGATCAGTGCCTTTCTTAGGCACACTCGCCGCTATATCCCATGAACGTAAAACTTCATCAAAATCTTCTGGAATATCTTCCCGATTTATACGAGGAAACCAATCTCCGGTGAATAAGAGACCCTTCTGTGAAATCTCCCAATCACCTTTGAGTAACTGTTCTCGTGTAGTGATGTCAAGATTCATGAGAGATTCTACGTATTCTGCACGATCTAAATGGGGATTATCGTACATACTCGCAGGGATGAAAAGTCTTTTTGTCTTATCTAACTTTGGAGTTATGAAACGTTGTTTCACCCACTCGTGTCCTCGCCCACCGGGATTAGAGGCGGCTCTCATACGAAGAGGAATAGGATTTTCTTTCTTCCTCCGAAGACGAGAAAAAAGGTAGAGATACTGACTTTCTGTAAATTGCGAGAGTTCATCGAATCCTATAAATTGAAACTCTGCACTCTGATACCTGTACTTTGTGCTTTCTGTATCAAGATACCCGAAGGAAAGTGTCGCGCCTGAAGGAAATTCCCACGTTTTCGTCTTGTCATACCACTTTGCATCAGTATTCGATAACCATTCTTGTGCGACATCCATAAGAGCACCAGGAAGAGAAAGGTCTGAATACGTTCTACGAAATATAATAGCACTGTAATCTGGCATGTCTACATACTGTAATGCTGCCGTGAGTAGAGATACACTTTTACCGCCTCCTGCTGCACCACCGTATAATATCTCACGAATATGATTAAGGAGAATGAAGGCAGTCTGTTTTGGAGCAGGAGTTATAGGTATGTAAGAGGTTGTACGTGGTGTAAGGCGTTGAAGTAGTAATGCTTGTGAATCCATGCAACCTCCAACACTTATGTATAGTATTAATTTGAATTGTAACATACTATTCCCAGTCTGTCAAGAAATGTGGTATAATCTAAGATGGATTACAAATATAAATAATTCAATATAGGGGATATGTATTATGGTTGGGGCACTTGGTGCATGGAAAGAAGGGTATTGGATACCTGATATAGGAGTTGTTTCCTATAAAGACACGAGTCGTTTTGTTTTTGAGTATCTAGCAGACGGTACGGTAATCGAAATGGCTGTCGCAGGAACAGCAGAATATTCATACACAGTTCCTACAGGATATGTGCTTGATATTGCACGTATCAATATGAAACTTTTTGGGTCTTCAATTCGGATAAATCGCTGGGGTGGCAGTGCTATCACTAACGGGTGTCTCATACAGATACGAGATGCAGAGGGTAGTGTGCTTGAACATTTCGGAACAGACAAGGAGTCTCTCACAAAACTCGGAGATTTTGCATGTCTGGCAGGTGTCGATGGCATTATTATAGGTGGAACGGGAGATGACATTTTTCAACTTCGATGGACAATATCAAAGGCAGGGGCGAAAATGCGTCTTACAGAGGACCAAAGTTTTGTGTTTAAGACACAAGATAGTCTGGCGGGAAATACAGAACAGATGATGATGTTACAGGGAGTGCTTACGGAGGCAGAGTAGATGGGCAGTGGTGTTCTTGGGGATTGGAGATCTGGGCGATGGCTACCAGAAATAAAAAATCACTCACATGTTCTTCCAGAAGTCATCTGCTACGAGTATCTTGCAGAAGACGGAGGGAATAGTTATATGAGTGTGGAGGCGTCTATAGAATCTCCTGCTAAATTTAAGTTCACTGTTCCAGAAGGGTATCATCTTCATCTTCAATCATTACGGATAGCTATAGTGGACGGCGGAATCGCTCTCACCGGTTTTGCAGGAGAAGACATTCTTACGAATGGCTGTCTTTTTCAAATTCTTAATGCAGAAGATGAGATTATTACACATTTTGCGACAGACACACAACCAATTGTGATAACAGCCCAACTTGCGACATTATCTGAGACTTATGCTTTCGTGGATAAAGATCTCGCAAATGTGGATGTATTCATCGTAAATTGGAAAATGAATACAAGTGAATCACATATTGTCATGCGAGAAGGATATACGTTTCAAATCGTGATACAGGATGACTTGTCAGATATAGATTTCTTCCGAGCAGTTATACAGGGGGAACTCATTCAAGGAATACCTTTGCATAATCTTTAAGAATGTGTTACACTGTGTAGAAAGAGTAGGGGATATGCTATGGTTGATCAAATGAAAGTAGCATCAGGAACAGACATATTAATTCGTGCAAAAAAGCACTATGCTCCTGTGTATGCTGGGGCATCGCAAAGAAGTATACTGTGCGGTGGTTTATGGACTGATTATATACCTGCTGTGTTAATGCGGTCTTGTAAGGACAGTGAAGGCGTAGAGTGGTTGAAGTTTAACGAATTATACGATATTCAAGCTGATAAGTACCTAAATGATGTATGGGTACGCCAGGATGACTTTATTGGGAAACAGGAAACTATAAATCCTGCTTTACAGGTGGAACTAAATTTAGCTGCAATAGAGGCTTTTGGAATGGCCTGTAATCTTTTGCAAAATCGCTTAGTTTCTCTAGGCGTGAATGCAAGGTGAATGCCGAAGAGTAAGAAACCCCCTTCATACTTATACTAGGTTTGCTCTACTCTCGGCATTTGACTTTATATGCAATATTGGATAAAATAAGGTAGAGAAATTCTCTACCTTATTTTCTATGGAGGAGTCATGCTTAAACCTACAAAAGCAGTAGCCGCTATCCCAAATCGTGGAACAATACTAAATAGTCTTGAAAGTCATACGGATCAGGTTCTCGCTCTTGAATTAACAACAGATGAACCTGTCTTGATCGTGTATAATGGATTACATTTTCATCAGATGAAATGGTGTATACGACAGTTCACAACTTTATATTCAAAATATTATAAAGTGTTGGATAAGACGGGTGCACGAAAACTCGTGTATGTTCTCGAATTTACCCCGGTGATCTTATAATATGAGACACGTATTTAAGTTTCTCTCAGATATATTATGGAATATTAATAAAAAGATTTCGGAAGATATTCCTTCTGTTCAACCACGTCTAAGTTCAGCAAGGGAACTAAAACTCGGACTACTAAAAGAGTTTCCAGGATGTAGAATAGCTGTACATCGTGAATATCCTCAATTAGATTACATTGTAGAGATTGAGAAAAATCCAAAGATTACAGTCACTTGTGCCACAGGAAATCCGTTTGTGACACCCGCTACAGAAGCACCTGTGGTAGTACAAGAAGAAATGCAGATGCACCTCTCATTTCGCTTCGTGGAAGAATTCGTTGCAGATGCAGAAAATCCTGTAACAGAGGTTGCAGATATGTTACGAATCTGGTACAAAGAAGAGACAGGAGAGACTTTGTAAAATTGTGTTTTTAACCACAAGGCTATTTATATAAATTTCTTGAAAGACTGGTGATAGACTTATGAACGCTAAATTTATGAATAAAATACAAATACTATTACAGACTGAGTTTCCGAAGTATCTTATAGATACGGAGTATGACTCTAAGATGTACGGCGTCTTTATAGGTATTATGACAAAGCCTGTATTTGAAGATGGAATAGGTAATATTATCTCTATGATTTACACTAGATTTTTTACAATGGAATTTCTGGAAGATAATATAGATGGGATAAATATCCTACCCAATATGCTACGCCACTGCTACAAAGAAGATACGGGAGAAACTTTGTAATGGAATTTCAGAGCGCACGCGCAGACTATATTATGAAGGCAATAACTCACGTTGAGACTCAGATAGTCGGATGCAGATGTGATGTGGCTACTAGTGCGGATGCTAGATACAGTGTGTTTCTTACTGTATCTCCGCCGAATGTAATTACTGTGGAAAGAGATCCCTTTGATATTGTAGCTATTCAGACGTATCCTGCTATAACAGTTGAAGTAAAGATTCCTATGAACTATAATAATCTTTGGTCAAATTTGGAAGCTCTGGTAGAACTCATTCGCAGAGAGTTTGAAAGGAAATATGATTTGTGTTTGTAGTTATTGAAGGTCCAGACGGCGTTGGAAAGACAAGTACACAAAAACTCGTGGCAGAGTATCTAACTAATATGGGATATGTTTGCCGATCTTTTCGAGAACCAGGAGGTATGCCTTTCGGGGATGCAATGCGAGAAATTATTTTTGAGTACGAAAATCTTCTTCCTCTCACACAGCTTCTTGCATTTAGCGCGTCACGGAATGAACTCATTCAAAGACTAAAGATGGAAGATCATCCGAGACATATATTCTTGTTCGATAGATACACACTTTCAAGTTTCGTGTATCAACAAGCAGCATACGAACAGAATCGGACGCTTACGGACATGCTCTTCGAGCATACATTCCCGAAACCGGATCTTACGCTTATTCTCACGGCAAGTATACAGACGATGCTGAAGAGATCTCTCACGAAAGATGTAACGAATCATTTCGATGTCGTGACGCCCGGAGAAATCTCGCTTCTTGAAAAGAGACGAAATTTGTATCATGAATATGGGAGAACGAACGCAAACACCTATATTATCGACACTGAGTGTGCTTTAGCAGAAGTTAGTACGAAGGTGGTGAACCACATCGTGCAAAGGTATGCAGAAACTAATGGCTTATAGGAATAAAGAAAGTGAGGCAAAGTCCATTTATATTCTGGACCGAGCCTCACAAGGTGCTTCAATGCGACAAATTGCAGATGAATTAAATGAGCCTGTGCAAAATATTCAGGCTCGTTATAGAAAGGAGGCGAAAGCGCAATTATCTCAATTTGCAAATATCGTAGCGGAAATAAAATTTCTTCAAACACAACAACTTGAGTATATAAGAGACCAAGCAATAAAATCCTGGCAACGTTCTGCGGCTGTAGATGAAAGCACAGGTAAGCCAACGAAAGAAGGAGACCCGAAGTATCTTGATGTCGCCATGAAAAGTATGGCAGAAGTACGGAAAATCTGGGATGCTAATCAAGCACTTAAACTCACAGATAAAGGTGCTGCATTCCCTATAGATGAAACAGCAGAAGCTCTTGGAGGAAATCTAAATATAGCACAGGATGTACTTCTTATCTTTCAGGATATAGGAGTTATTCCTCCTGAGATAGATATGGATATTGTAGCAGAACATCTTGTTCCTGTAGAGCATAAAGCTCCACTTGAGCTTCCAGAAGAGATTATCTAATTATTGTGCAGCTTCCCAAGTATCAAGTGCATCTTGTAGCACTCTTTTTTCCTTTTTAAGTCGTATTATTCTTGAAGCAGCATCCGCGAGAATACTATCTTTATTGTGTATTCGTCTTAAAAATTCATAAACAATTTCCAATAAGGCGCTACAATCCTCGTCATACACCCCTCTTCGGTCTGATAAAAACCATCTTTCTTCAATATCAGCTAAAATCGGTAAAATTTCTTTTTCATATAAGATTGTATAATCGGGCATCTATTCATCCCACCCCGTATCATCTTCATAGTCGTATTCATCATAATCTGGTGTAGTGGAGTAATCGTACCCAAACCCACAGAAAGTTCCCATCACCGCACCTGGGGAAAGAGTTTTTTGTTTCGGAACAAAAGAAGTGTATTCTTCAAAATCAAATAAAGATTCTCTGTCATCACTTGAGTTTGTCACACCTATTTTTACAGCAACTATACCCGCAATACTTTCTCCCATTCTTTTTAAGAAATTACGTCTATTCATTATGCTGGCTCTCGACCAACTTCATATTGTAAGTATTCGATAATCTCTAGTAAAACTGGTATATCCCATAACGAATCTAAAACTCCTATAGAATGTTCTCCTAGCAGTTTATCATCCTCCCCATTTAAGAGATCTTCGGGTAAAGAACTGTGACGTTTTTCGATCTCACGTAAGATAGCTTTTTGTTTTACTTCAGATTTTTCGACCCAGTTAGACATTATTTCATCCTCTGATAAAGTCCCATAATCAATCATCATTTCCACCATATTCACTAGGAATGATACCTTGACAGCCTCGTCCATCGCACTCAGGACACGTTATAATTTTCCCTCCGTGAAAATATTGTTCCCTCTCACCTGTACACTTACATGCAGAACACTCTGAGACTGGGTAATTTAATATAAGAGACCCTACATCTGCCAACGATTTAATTTCATATTTATTTCGAATCAGAAATTGATTTCGAGATGTTGCCATTAACGTAATATCATCCATAGCTGTATAGAATAGAATGTCTGGTAATTCTTCAAGTATAAGTACATGGCGCGTGTACATATTAGACCCGTTAAAATAAATGTCTTGAATGCTATATAAGGGGAGATCTCGTTTCTTCGTAGTAGGGAATAGAGTAGAAAAGGTGCGTAAAATTAATCTATCTGTATAGATTTTCACCTTTCTGGCATGATCTAATTCACTCCGAAGTTCTTCTGCTCGAAAAGAAGCAATAGCCTTTTCAAAAAGATCCACTACTCTCCTCCCCAGCCGCCGCCACGATAAATAATTGTGAGCGGCGTATTTATATTCTGACGAACGAATTTCTTATCATTTTCTCCGCAAGTCGGGCATTCAACCCCCTTCTCTTTAAGAGCCGCGTATTCCTGTATAGTGCTTCGTCTTAAAAAAGCTGTGCCACAAGCATAGCATGTATAATTATAATACGGCATACGGTTCCCTAAAATACTCGAATACTCGAAAAAAATCTATCTGCAAGTCTTCCAAATTATATATGTCAGAGATTATGTTCAAAGCCTTCGCTGCTAGTATAAGGTTTTCTCGTGTGGTTTTTCCTGAATAAGCACTAACAGAGTTACTGTAGTAAGATAATCTCACACCATGACCTTTCTTTTCATAATCTCCAAGTGGAACACTTGTACAATACAACATCCAGTCTTCATAAGTAATCATTTTTCACCTTTAATATTTCAAAAGTATCCTGTACGGAGACACGTCCTTCTGCACCTGGAAAGTTTTCGTACAGAAGAACTGCGTTCTCCATATCCCAATATTCCCAGCCGAGGTCTTGCCGTGCGTATGTTCTCGCATGTTTTGCATTCTCTGCTGCATACAAGACTGCGGCGAGAGAGTGCGTATTCTGAATTCCGTACAGGTTCATGATCTAAGTCCTCTATACCGGATTATGATCCCAACCACATAAAACAAGAAGATTATGTAGTGCAACTCGGAAACCGTAACGACAAAAATCATCCCATAAAGATTCAAAAGTCGTCATCTCAAAGACTCCCCACTGCTCATTCTCTAGTGGCTTCACATATACATTCTTTTTTTTTATTTATTCCTCCGACGCTTTTTCTAAGCGTCCAGCGGTCTGCTGTTTCTATTGCTGGTTTATACCAGCGAAATTATAATACATTACTGAGAAAACTGTCGAGATTATGTTTAAGTATATGTAACGGTGTTCCACAGAACCTATAAGACCCTCTTGCGTAAGTGTCTATAATAGCGGTATTAGCTTCTACAAGTAGCCCCACTGCTTCCTTCCGAATCTTCTCCTCTTTAGACAATACCTCTTTTAAGATAGCCTCTATTTCATTCGCAGTTTCAAGGCGCTCCGCTAAAGCATCTATTGTTTCTACTTGAGACTTAATATGATTCTGAGATATATTGCAATTTTCTGCATAAGAATCCCGCTGATTTTCTACATCTTGAAGTACATCATGTAACGCATCATTTCTATTACGCAAAGAACTGCATTGATCAGATAGAGATTCTATTACTTTAGAGGACTGCTTGTTCTTATTCTGCAAAGCTACAATTGCTTTAGCATCTGCATCTTCCACACAATCTAATGTTTTTTGCAAAAAGAACTTTTCTTCCATCACTGCTGCAACCTGAATTGGAATGCCCTTTTTACGTATTTCCTCTTTATCTCGAAGAATCTCACATTCTACACGTGAAGAATCTAGAGTTTGCTTCACATCTCGAAGTTCTTCGTAAGTTTCGACTAACTCCTCTTGCGATTCCTCTAATGCAAGTTTCGTTGCAACATATTCTTTTTCTCGCAGAACTTGTTCGCCTGCTGTAGTGACGACAAAACTATCTGTTTGATAATTTTGTGGATCAAAGACTCTTGGGCGTTCAAGTATAGGAGATTCTGTAGGTTGTAATTCTTGAATTACTCCTCTAAGTTGCGTTATTATACTTCCGGCACTTCGTGACTCAGATTTCGCATTTTCGAGTGCCCACTCAAGGTCAGTTATTTTATCTGCCTGCGAAATAATACATTTACATCTTTCTTCTGTAATTAAAGGGTAATCTAATTGCAACCAATCTGTACTAAAGGTAGACGTGCGTTCGCTTTTGTCTTTAGCTTCAGATAATTGCTCATTCAGTACATCTATCGTAGCGATAGCTTTTACCAACTCTGCTTTAGCTTGAGAAACATCATGCTGCTGTTTTTGTACAACTGCTCTTGAAAAGAAAAGTGCGGCTTCAGAAATTATAAGCTCTTCACTTAATCTTGCATTTTCTTGTACCAAAGTAGTCATAGTGCTCTCTAAACTACCACTTTGTTCCTGCAATTGTACGTATTCGTCTTTAGCTACGATGACATATTCTTCAGCAACACGACTTCTCCCTACGTTCTTAATAACGCCCAACTTCCTATCATCCAGATCTACATCTACTATAATTCGACCTACTAAGTTTGGTTCGGCATCAGTCATGCTACTTCTCCTGTTCTTTTTCAGAAGTACGTCTCACTTTAGGTGTAACGACGTATGATCCGTCAGGAGTTTCAGTCCAGTTTTCTGCATAAAATCTTTTAAGTCTTATCTCATCTGGTATAGACTTTAATACTGAAGTTCTTACCATACCTACTTTAGTCTTAGTCATATTTCACCCACTTTCTTATCCCGAAATTAATTACAGGATTACCCGCTTTATTAAGTTGTGCATTTATATCGTCTCGAATATATTCCGCAACTGTCTTATTCACAGCATGTGCGTGTACCATAAGCGCTTCTTTCGCTTCTCGTGTCATAGGTACAGACACACGTACAATGTCTTTTTTAGATGTCATGATGTGCAAGTCCTGCCTTAATCCTGTTATAGAATATCCCTACACGTCCTATGCTAAGACGTTCTACACGTACTATATCCACTCCGCAAAAGGTAATATGATTCTCTCTAGGGCCAAGTTCTATAGAATGAATATTCTTTAACTCTCTGCTAAACGCATTATAATCTTCAGGAGATAACTGTATTTCCGTAGCGCCATGCAAGTCTACTTGTTTACGAATGAATTTTTCAAATTCTCCATACTTTGATACAGAGGGAGATGTTTTCCGTTCCGTAATAAACAGGAGTGCTGCTGGGGGCAGTAGACTATCCACTTCAATATTGACTCCTCTGTACACACAAGTACATTCACTAAAATGAAATGAAATTTCTGCTCCACTTATTTTGAAATCTCTATAAGCAGTTACTCCCATCCGCACTTTCTTAAGTACAAGATTTTCTTCTGTACAACGCCAACTCATCACATAGATTTGTTCTTCAATACCGTGCATTTACTTTTAGCCTTTCAAGACTTCTATAATAATTGCTGTTATAGAATCTCTTTCTTTTCAGGACATTCTACATAGCAGATTTTCTTGTCCGCATCTTTATCTCTTGTTACACTCACACATTTATACATATCTCTTTCTGCCCAAGATGTTCTTATAATCTCAATCTCGAAACAGAAAAAGTGAGAAACTTTTTCATGTATAGGCATAAAGAGAGATTCCAGATACCCTCCATCATCAATCTCTTTTAGAAAATTATTAAAATCATCTGTGTATAAATATATTTTTTGTAATTTAAGATTACGTTTTTCATGATCATTTTTTTGAAAAGCAATTGTTTTTAACCAAATCACACAAGTTTCTCTTTCTTTTCATAAATCAAACGATAATGCGCTCCATACATGGGTCCTACCTTTATCTTCACATCATGTAGATATATGAAATTCACAGACGTAGCTATTCTGAGTCGATGGTTTTCATACATTTCATTTAGAAATTTGTGGAAATTCTCAAGAGAGATCTCAATAGTCTCTAACGTAAGACCTTCATCGTCTAATTTCATTTTTTGCGTGAGGATTAGATTTTCCCATGAAAACTTATCTTTAAGTGTATCTTGCATCTTA